TTAGGCTTCGCGGAAATCGGCGTTCAATTCATGAGGCACCAGATCGCCGGCGCGCACACGGGCATGCCGCTTGATGCGATTGCGCGGCTGAGCCACACGACCTTGCACCTTCGGGTCTCCCGGCGTGTTCATGTTCCCTCCTCCTCGTGGGGCAGGTTGCCAACCTGCCACTCGAAACAATGGCAGGTTAGCAACCTGCCCCACAGCCGAACCTGCTCCGCCGGGACGTGCCCGCGTGAAGGCCAGCAATCGTCCCGGCGGAGCTCCTAAATCACATCCGCCTCACGACCCTGCGGAAACGGAAACGTTGACTCCGCTTTGACCGGCCGGAGCGCCGGCGGCGGTATTCGTATTCGCCGGCGGAACAAGCGGGGTCGCGCCGGGGCTGGGAATGTTTACCGGCAGGGCAGGCGCCGGCTTCGGTTTGCTGGCGGCAGCAGTGGCCGCATTTTGGATTACCGTGAGCAAAGCGCTCGCCACGCCGCCAAGCGGCCCGGTCGCGCTCACCAGCGGGGCCAGCGCAGTCACCAGGCTCGGCAGCGACGGGCCGATGCTTTGCACGGCTTTCTGCAAGAAGCCGCCCACCTGGACCTGCGGCACCGGCCAATCTTGCGGGTCGGCCAGCGCCTGGATCACTGCCTGGTAATAGGCGCGGAAGGTCTCCCATGCCTGCAGGTTCTTGGCACGCACCTGCGGATCGCTCAGGTCCGGGCTGATGTTGTTAGTGCCTCCCGAGGAGCCGCAGGCGGCTTCGGTAAGTGTGGCGGCGACGTACATCGCCAAGAGTTGTTCCATGATCGGGACTCCTTTGCTTTGGGGTTATGGACACATAAACCCCGCAGGCTCGAAGACTCGCCTGCGGGCTTGGACGTCAGGGACGGTAGAGCGCGTGGACCAGGCGCGTGTACGGCACCGGTCCGGTGCTGGGCGCCGGTGGGGGCGGCTGGGGTTGGGCGGGTTGCGGGGGCGCCACCGGGAAGGTTTGCAACGGCTGTCCCGGTGCCGGCGGCGGCGCCGGGCTTGGCGCAGGTAGTTGCGGAGCAGGCACCGGACCAGGTTGGGCCGGAGTGGGCGGCGCCACCGGAAATGCCTGCTTGGGCTGTCCCGGAACCGGAAACGCTTGCTGCGGCTGTCCCTGGATCGGGAAGTTTTGCAACGGCTGTCCTTGAATCGGCAATGTTTGCAGCGGCTGGCCCTGGATGGGCAACGTTTGCAACGGCGGCTGGACGGGATACGGTTGATAGAGGCGCTTGCTGCGGCGCCGGTGCCGCTTGCTGCTGATTCGCGATCTTCTGCTCCAGCTGCTTGAGCCGCTGCTCGTGATTGTTGCGGAACGGCAAAACGTACTGGGCCTGCGCCGGACCGGCAAAGACGGTCAGCACCGCCAGCAGGACGAGCCCGCTGCTGATCAGTTTTGGGGCCTGGCTGTCGGTGCCGCCGGCCGGCTTGGTGTCGGCGGCAGGCGTCGTGCCGTTGACCTGGGCGCCGGCTTTCAAGTGCAGCCGGCCCTTGATGTAGTGCACCACCACCGCCGCGTTGGCGATGAAGATAAACACGGCGGCAATGCCTTTCGTGACCGCCTCCTCCAGGGTTTGCGTGTCGTTCTGGCTGATGAAGCCGAACAGCGCCAGCAGGGTGAGCACCTGCGACACGATGGCCGCAAAGTGCTCGGTCGTCCAGATTCCGGGTTTGGGGTTCATTGGCTCCTCCTCGTGCTGAGCTTGAGGTAAACGACGGCGGCAATCACGACTCCGGCAACGAAGCCGATCAGGCCGCAAAAACAGGTGCTGGTTTGTTCGCAGGCGCAGGCAATGAGATTCATAGAAGACCTCTTTTGTTCATACAGGGGTAACGGTTCGTTTTTTGTGGGACGGATTGACAATCCGTCCTACGGTCATGCTCTCCTTGGGCCAAACTGGCCCTTGGCTATGGCGGTCAGGTGGGGCACGGGAACAGCTGCAATGGGACTCGGGGCAACGAGGGCCGATCCGGGCCGGCACGCGCTCCGGCGGGCAGGTCCGGAACGGTTTTCAAGAATCGGAGGATCGCTTGATGGCTGATATAAACGCCGCGCCTGCCCCAGGGCGGCACCTCGTAGCCTTGCACGACGCCGACGAGCACGCGCGCATCGCGGTCGCACAGGCCGCCGCCGGAGCGACCGTGCCATGGCCGTTCCCGTGTATACGTCGTGTCCCCCGCGGACGCCACGATCGTTGCCGGCCGGAGCGTGACGGGCCAGGCCATGTTGTCGTAGCCGACGGAGCACAGGTTCTTTCCGGGACGGAAGCCATCGGCTGCCACCGGGATGTAGTTGAAAGGCCCGTTGTCGATCACCAAAAGCGACAGATCGAGCCGATAATCCCATGCCAGCAGGCGGGCCGCTGTAGGTGATATCTTGCGTCTGGCATGGATTTGGCTCGGCCCGTCAATGTTGAATTTCTTGGCCCGCGCCGCCGCACTTGGATTGCCGTTGTCGTCGGTGAGCATGTGGGCGCAGCCGAGGATCCAGCTCCGTCCCTCCGTGGTGGCGATCACGGTCGCGCTGGCGCCATGGCTCTTGATGCGTACGCTGGCCAGCGCCGGATCGCTGGCCGGCTCCAGGGCGAAGAGGGCACGGGCGGCGGCCAGGAAATACGCCGCCGCGGTCAACACAATCAGGATTCTGATCAGACGTTTCATGGTTGCTCCTTCCAATCTCAATGTCCCGGCAAGATGGTTGGGCCCGGCGGAGCTATTTGGGTCTGCTGGGGCTGCCCCGGAAGCGTAACGACCGTCGATGCCGGCTGCACCTCGCCCTGCACCGGCGGTGTCAGTGGCACCGATGTGGGCGGACCGGGCAGCAACGGCACCGGGCAGGGGCACGCACATGGCTGCACCAGGTGCGGCAACGGCCCGGTGCGTGCCTGGTGCAAGCGCTCGCTTTTGCTGCCGCCCAGCTTCTGCGTCCGCGTGGGCCGCTTGTGCAGCTTCTTCGCCTTCGTGGTCTTCGGTCGCGGCTTCACTTGCCGCGATGTTCCGCGCGGACTCATCGGCGTGCTCCGTCAAGTAACCGGTCGATCTTGGTTTCGATCTGGTGCAGGCGGTGCTCGGTATCCCTCTCCAGCGCCGTCAGCCGCGCGTTGTCCATGACGACCATGTGCATGAAGAACGCCGTCATACCGACCACGCCCGGCGCCACAATCGACCCCATGCTCCACCACAACAATCGCTGGTACGGGCTGACTCCGTTGCTGTTGCCGTTCATAACGTCCTCCTCACTCACCACTCACTACCCACCACTCACTACAGATTGTCCGTGGGCCAGTTGACCGCGATGGCCCCACCGGTGCCGACTCCCGGCGCCCGTTGCAGCCAGACACGTTTGTGATCCTGCGCCGTGCCACGCATCATTCGCTCGACGAAGATGACGACGAACGGCGTGCCGGTCTTGTCCGGCACATACAGGTACGGGATGTTCTGCACGATGCCGCCGGCACTGAAAGCATCGCGCACATCCACCGTGTGATCCATCAGGGCGACGTGCGTGTAGTTGAGCGACTTGTCGCGGTTTTCGCCGTGCTCCATGCCGCCCACCCAGTCGGCGAGCAGGTAAATCGGCACGCCGGCCACATCCGGCGATCCGGGCGGATTCGTCGGCTGGTTGTGGTAAACGTCGCACGTCGTGTTGGTCGCCACCGGCACAGTCATCGTTGAATCCTCCTCGTAGCGGTCAGCTTTCAGCGGTCAGCGGTCAGCGTTTAGCAGCAATGACGGCTGACCGCTGAACGCTGATCGCTGATCGCTATCCGCCCACGATCAAAATCTTGTGGTCCCGATAAGGAAGCAGCAGCTCCAGTACGCCGGGCGGCATGGTGTTGAACGGAATGAAGGTCGAAGCGCCGGAGACGGCAGTCGTCGCCAGGCCGACGTCGCGCTTGGTCTGCCAGAAGACGGCGGCGACCCACTCGGCGCAGGCTTCCTGCACGTCCTGCGGCACGGTGTTGAAACCGGCCGTGTACTGGACGCGGAAGTTGCCGATCCCCACGGGCCAGATCAAGTCCTCGGGGTGCAGCAGTTCGGGGTCGGTGTAGGGGATGGCCCGCAAGAGCCAACCGCGCGCGTCCCACTGATAGCCGGCCAGCTCCATCGTGTGCATCTTCAGCTCGGCGAACTGACCGCGGCAGGTGAGCGCGCCCTGGCTCTGCGTGCCGTCGCTGAAAGTAGGCGGCACATAGAGGTCGGCGGCCGGCCACAGCCCGTAATCGCCTGTCGTCGCGCCGACCACCTGGGCGGACCAGCCACTGCCCAGCGCGTTGATGTTGTTCGCCAGCCCTTGCAAGGTCGGGAAACCGGCGTAGGTGGAACTGACGTCGGTCGTGACCACGCCCGAGGCGACGCGGACGAGCGTCAGTCCCGTCGAAGTCACCGCGACCGTGGCACGCTGGTTCGTGGCCTGGTCGTTGTTGATGATCTTGAGCACCGTGACCGGCCGATAACGCACGGACGACACCGCCAGGATCGGAAAGCGGTTCAAAATCAGCCGGCGCTCGCCGTTGCCGTTGTAAAGCTCGTCGTAGGCGCTGGCGATGAAGTCGCGCTTGCAGAACTTCTTGATCGCCCGGGAGATCGCGGTGATCAGGTCCGTCAGCGTTTGGTATTCATTTCCCGTCTCGACGTAATTGTTCAAGTTGTCCTGGGCTCGCGCCGAGGTAATGAGGTCGCCGATAGCCATGTCATGACCTCCATTCCTTGATCCGTTCGCGCGCTTCGGCCAGGGCGGCAGCCAGCACGCGTTCTGCCTTGCCGCGCAGCTCCGGCACGGGATACATTCGCAATCCCGTCTGGCTGCGGGCATGGTCGATGTTGTGATCGATGTGCCGCAGATAATTTCGCTCCCGTCCGATCAGCCGCGGCTTGATGCCCGCCCGTTTGAGACAGAGATCAAAGGGCTGCTCCGTATCGGGCCAGCCGTTCTTCTGCCGCGGCCGATAGCCGAGTCGGTCCCAGTAAGACTCCAGGCTCCAGGTCGGACCGATCCGGCGAATCGTGGGCATGTGCACCATGGTGGCGGTATGAGAAACGACGCCGCGCCAGCCATGGCCTTCGCGTGGCGACATCTCGTAGCCCACCACGGGACAAGCCGGCCCACACGCTTCCATGAATTTCTCCAATAGATCGCGGCGGCGCGGGAACACGTCGTTGTGCGTGCAGAACAAGAACGGCGTCCGGCACAGGGCGAAGCCCAGGTCCATGGCCGCACATACCGGTGCGCTGGGATGCTGGTAAGCGTGGCCGCGGATGTAATGGATCTCGACATCCGCCGCCCGTAGCAGCTCCAGCGCGTCGTGGTCGGCACGCGGTGAGCCGGTATCCACGATCAGGATGTAGGGCGCCTCGGATTGCAGGCGCAACAGGGCCAGGACTTCCGGCAGCGCGGCCGGCGGGCCGATGTGCGGGATGAGCACCGAAACCAGGTAGTCCCAGGGCTTCCTCGCCAGCCGGCCTTGCCAGCGGCGCGGCAGGTCGGCCGTGAAGCCGGGCGCCACCAGGGCATCGCGCGCCAGCGGACTGTTCCCGATCGCCCGCCGGGCCGCTCCTTCCGATATCAAATCGCCCGCCGCCATCTCACACCTCCGGGGTCACGCATAAGCAACGGTAATGTCGGCAGCACTGCCGGCCGACGTGACGATGGTCAGACCGTTAGTGAAACCGACGTTGTAAAACAGGGTCACCTGGTTGTCGGTGCCGTCGATGGTGGCGATCTTGGTTCCCGAACCGGCGGTGTTGTCGTAGAGCGTGATCGTGTGCCCGCCGGCGCCCTTGTTGTTGATCGTGACCGACACCAGCACGCCCGGGCCGGTCTTGACCGTGGTCGTACCCGTAGCGTTGATGTTGCGGTATTGGACCGCTCCCGTGGGTGTTTGCGCCATGGCTCCCTCGATGTTGGAAAAACCGGAACTCCGCCGTAGCCGCATGCGCCGGAATGCGGGCGAGGCAACAACCCGCATTCTTGGCGAATGCGGCTACAGAACGTCAGCTGTCTCCCTGATCTTCAGTCCAGTCGCCCCACGGCGAGTCGTTGCGATAGCAGGCCTTGCCGTGATGGCCGAGCTTGATCTTGCTGGTCGCGAAGACGCGCAGGCCCTGGCGAGCGCACCAGCCCGAGAAGTTCCAGTCTTCCGGCAGGCACTTCGGCGTGAAGGTGCGGGTTTCAGGGTCCTTGACAATCGCGTCGAGGACCGAGAAGCAGGCCTCTTCCACCCAGGGCCTTGTGAAATCGCAGATCCACAGGCCGGTGTTTACAACGAGCCAGTCGTCTTCATGGCCGATGTCCTGGGCGTTGAACGTCTCCGGAAAAACCGACACCTCTTGCATGGTGAAACGGCGAATCACGCGGGTTTCGGCATCTTGCCAGCCGGTGCTGGTCAGGCCGCGCCGATCCTTGATCGGCACCACCACCGAAAGCACGTCCGCCCCCACGCGCTCTTGCTCCTCGACCAGCACATCCAACCATCCGGGCGGCGCCTCGATGTCGGCGTGGTGCATGGCAAAGTGCGTCAGGCCTCGCTCTTTCCGCTGATTCAGCGCACTGCACCACAGCTTGTTGAACATGAGGGCCAAGAGCGATCCGCATTCCGTTTGCAGGTTGTACGCATGCCGCTCCGTCGCCAGGATCAACCCCGGCAAAGCCTGGGGCGTAAGCTGGTCGTAGATCGGCACGCCGACGAAGATGCTGGCCATGGCTCGCTCCCGCGTATTGGTGAGTGGTGAGTGGTAGGTGGTGAGTGGTGCAGGTGAATCGCCACCCCCTACCTGGTGCCGGATACCTCCGCTTCACAACGTGCGCTCGGCCACCACTCACCACCTACCACTCACCACTCACCACTCACCACACTCACCACACTCACGACACCACCACACGCTGCGACAAATACGTCGTGTTCAGATCATTGTTCTTGGCCGGCTTCTCGACACCTTCGCCGGCAACGGCGAGGGCGGCGACGGTGATGGCGTTGCCGCCGCCGGTCAGGTTCAGGCGCACGTAGCGGTCGCCGGCGTTGTAGCTGGCGACAAGATCAGCCGAGACCTCGATAGTGGCCAGGGCGTTGTTGGCCGTGATCTGTGTCAGGTTCGAGTTGCTGATGTTGTGAACGCCGGAGGCGAAGGAGCTGGACGCCGACGATTGCAGCCGGCCGTCCAGCGTTCCCGCCGCCCCCAGCGACGCTGCCTGGATGATGAACAGCACCCGCCGAAACTTGCTCATGTCCACACCCACGGCGCTATTCACCGAGGCATTGTTCACCGATTGCGAATTGAGCACGTCAATCACGCTCAGGCCCTGCGTCAGTTGTTCCAAAGCGAACGGCATTGTTGGTTCTCCTTTTTGTTCTTGGTGAGTGGTGGGGTGGTGAGTGGTGAGTGGTAGGTGGTGAGTGGTGGTGTTGGGTATTTCTACCGTTTCCACCACTCACTCCACCACCCGCTACGCACCACGCACCACTCACCACCTACCACTCACCACTCACGACACCATTAGTTAAGGATCACAAACGGACTGACCTTGCTCGTCCCGTCCTGCAGCGTGACGGCCTTATCCATCCACGGCTGGCCGTCCACGCGCTGGACGAAGCGCCAGGTCATCTGGTTCTTGAGGAAGTTCACGTGCTCGGAGGCCGTGATTTCCAGCTGCATGCGGTCGCCGATGACGTACAGGCTCGGGTCGATCAGGCACACGTCGCCGGTCGTGCCCAGGGCCGGCAGTTTTTCGGTGATGACCACCGGCAGATTGAGCAGCTTCCACACGGGCGGCTTGACGGCGCCCTGGTCGATGCTGATGAAGATGGCCCGGTTGGCGCCGTCCTTCAGCTGGATCAGGTCGGACACCACGGTCGGGCTGATGTACCAGACGGCCTTGGTGAAGCTGGAAGGCAGCAGCCGGCTGATGATGGCGGCGAGGTCGTCGAAATAGAAGTGCCCCGCCGTGTCACGCTGGGTGCCGCCGTTGCCGCCCGTCTTGATGGTCGCCGGCGCGTTGAGGATGCCGAGCGGCTTGCCCAGACCGTTGCCCTGGAGGAAGGCGTACTCCTCGAACCAGGCCACCGCCTGGCCGAACAGCACCATGAGGAACTTCTCCAGTCCGAACGCCGCATCCTGCAAGAGCACGTTCGAGCTGACGGAATAGCCGGACAGCTCATTGGCCTTCAGCTCCATCATCTTGAACTGCGGCTCGGTCTCGGTGCGCGTCTGTGCCTCGGCCGTCCAGGAAGCCTGCACGCCGCCGAAGAAGGGCGATACGCCCGCCGACTGCACCGTGGTGATGTCGAGGTACGGGAACTGGAGCGTGGCCGACGCCATCGGCTGGACGAAGGCGCGTTGGCGGAAGGTGTTCTGCTCGGCGGCGATGGCGAGCAGCTGGTTGTAGAAATCGGGCGGCAGAATGTAACCGCCGGTGACGCCGGAGGCCTCGCCCAGGGCCGCCTTCTGCCAGGCGTTGAACATCGAGCCGTAGTCCTTCTCGAGCCGCTCCTGGGCCTCGACCGCCCGCTTGCCGTTCTTGGAGCCGGCCAGGGCGACGTTCAGGAGCCAGTCGCCGAAGTTCTTTTTCGGATCGCCGGCGCCGCCGTCGCCGAAGATCGCCGGCACGCCATTCTTGCGCGACAGCGCCTGGGCCTTCGAGAACTGCTCCAGCGTCTTGGTGATCGTGTCGTTCAGGCCGCGCGTCAGCCCTTCGAGCATGCCGCCGATCTGCTTCTCGATCAGGCTGCCCAGGTGATCGCCCTGGACCGCCTCGGCAATGCCCTGTTCGATCAAAGATCTCGCGTTCACCTCATCGACATCCACCCGCTCGCCGGGCTGTTTGCCGAAGTAGGTCTTCTTCAGTTGGATGAACATGGTTTGGTTCTCTTGAGTTACGGTTGACGGTTATGGCGTCTGTCTCCGGGGCAACGGCTGATGGCTTGGCGTCCATCTCCACCGCAAGGGTCCCCTGACAGCTCAGGTCCAACATTGGGTGGCACGCCCTGAGGTACTCCGAAGGGCGTGCCACCCAGGCGCGAAACGTAAACACGGTTAGCTAAATCCTTCCTTTCGCCCGCTCGATGGCGTCCTGCACGATGCTCTGCGGATCGACCACCTCCAGCCGGCGGCGGATGAGCTGACTCACCTGCTCCTCACTGGTGAACGGCATGTGGATGATGTCGCCGGCGGGCGCGACCTCCGGGCTCGGAGTTGCGGGCACGGTGAAACCCAGCACCTTTTCCATGCCGCCCGGCAACGCCAGGCCCTTCGACACCTCTTCCACGAGCGCGTTCTGGTTGCACGGCAGGAACACACAGGCGTATTCCAGGAGCAGCCATTCATCAATGATGCGGGTTACGTCGGCCAGCTCCGGCAAGGCAGCGATCTCATGCGAGCTGGGCACGTGCGACTTCAGGCGAATGAAACCGATCGATTTGCCGTTCATCAGCGCGCCCTTGACCAGCGCGAAGACTTCGTCCGGTCCCCAGTAATCGGTGGGCCAGTCGTCCGGCCGGGACGGATACTGCGTCTTGGCCTTGATGCCCCTGAGCTTGCCGTCCTTGGTCTTCTTGCGCCACAGCGATTTGCCGATGGGCGGCATGTCGTAGCAATGCTGCAAGGTCACGATCGGGTTCAGCCGGTATTGCGAATCGTTCATGCCGCGGGCGGAGACGATCTCCCGGTCGCGGTCGATTTCCTCGGTGCTGATCCAGGACACATCGGCGCGCTCGCCGTCCAAAAGCTCGGTGGGCGCCTTGGCGGTGATCAGGCGCTGCACCGCGCGGTCCTCCTGGGGGAGAGTCTTCAAGATCGCGTCCAGCAGCCTGGCCTGGGCGTCCTTCATGGGGATGCCGAGCGGGCCTTCGGTGTCGTAGTGTTTGGCGGTCATGGTTCTCTCCTTCGCTGCTTGCGTTTCGCGCCCGCGGGGTCGCCTCCAGGCGCGAAACGCAAGCAGAGGCCGTTACAACTGTTTCAGCAGCTCTTGCCAGGTGCTCGTCTGAATCACCTGGGGCAAGTGATAAAACACGTTCTCGCGCGGGCCGACGACGAATAGCCGCTTGTTCAAGGCCAGGGCGTAACCGGCCTCGACGTGCCGCCCGCCGGCGAAATGCTTGCCGTACTCCGTGAACAGGATGACGCCGTCGGCAGCGTCGATATCACACAAGTCCTGCCGGGCAACGCCGGCCAGGTCATGGGAGATGGCGCTGCGATCGCGCGGGTGCGCGGGTTTGCCCTGACCATTGTGCCAGCGGCTCGTGACGGTGTGGCCGAGCGTTTGCAGCTCGCGGGCCCGGTAAACCATCTCCGGCCAGCGGCCCAAACGCGCGGCAAGGTAAATACGCATGGTTATTCTCTATTAACTATCTTAAAACGCACTTTTTCTAAATTGCAATGTCGGTTGCGGAATTCTTTTCGCGCCCCTGCTGCAAGTTCGCGGGCAGCCAGGGCCGGTCGCCCCAGGGGACCAGCGGCAGGCCGCGGGCGCCGCGGACTTCGTTGATGGTGCGCACGCCCAGCTTCAAATGCGCCTGCTCTTGCTGGAGCAGCTGCTGCTCGTTGGCGGGAGTCGGATCGGGACTGGCGAGAAACAGCCGGCCGCTGGGATCGTAGAGCGGCAGCAGCTGCTCGTTGAGCTTCTCATCGCGGCGGCGCAGCCGCGGCGTGATCGCCAGGCTCTTGTGCAGGTAGTCCGCCGCCTGCATGTTCGCCAGGTTCGTTTTTCCCGACAGAAACGGCAGCGGCACGTGGAAGGCGTTGGCGATGTCCTCCTTGGTGGCGTTCATGTCGGCGAGCGCGGCCAGGTCGCCCATCGAGTGGGCCAGCACATTGACCTTGAAGGAGGTTTCGGCCACGAGGACGCGGCCCGAGCCGCCGCGGCGGAACTTCTGCGACCACTGCTCCTCCAGCCGCGCCCGTTCCTCCTCACCCACCGTCTCCTCCGGCATGAGCACCACGCTGGGCATGCCGGTGTTGTCGTAGATGCTCCGCTTCATGGCCATGTAGTCGGAGGTCAGGGCAACCTGTTCGTAGCAGGCCCGCAGCGGGCTGAGACCGGACGTGTACGGATCGCGCGGGTCGGGGAAGCGAAAATGGATGACGCGGTTGGCCGGGAAATCCTCGGTGCCGGCGGCGCGATACTCATAGACGTCGATCAGGTTGGGGCTGCCCGGCCGCCGCCGCGGCGTCACGTTCTGGCTCGGCAAAATCCAAATGTTCGCCGGTATCCCCAGCACCGGATCGAGATCGAGCAGCCAGTAGGCGCTGCCGTGCACCTCCAGGTAGAGTTCCGTCAATTCCCAGAGATCGAAGCTGTTGTGTACACCGTTCACGCTGCGGAACAGCGTCAAGAGCGGATGGTCGAGAACCTCTTCGATGACGGCGGCCTTGTTCGTGTGCGTCGCCAGGTGCGGCGCGGTGCGGACCCAGGCCAGCGTCTCGGCCGCCAGGGCACGCCGGTGACAGCGCGGCCGGGCATCGTTGCTGCCGCTGGTCACGAACAGCCGCGGCGGAAACGACGCGCACACGGCCGCATTGACCGAGGCGCAGGTCCACGCCGTGTTCTTCAGCTCCGCCTGCAATTCCGCCGGTGTCGGCGGCCGCTGCCGCCGGTAGGCGTCCAGCGACGTGGGCCCAAACCACTGATTGCCCGTGAGCGCCGGCGGCACGCTCTTGCCCAAAAGCCAGCGGACCAGGCGGTGCCAGAATGGTTTCATGAGGGATGGCTCTCCCAGGTTCCTGAAGTCGGCCGTTTACGTTTCCCGCGCCGTTTACGTTTCGCGCCCGCAGCGTGCCATGGCTTTGCCTCCATGCGCGCAGCCCGGACGCGGCAGGCAGGCGCTTGTTTTTCTTCATTCAGGCTGAATCAGGACCCGCGTGCAGGGGATGGTGCAGGTCCATGTTGAGATAGTACCAAAGTGCGAATGGGGTTTGTCAAAGTAAGTTGTGGAAAAATTTCGGATTTTTTTTCAGTTCCAGGATCACGCAGTGCTGCACCAGACGGTCGATGGCCGCCGCCGTCGTCATCGGATGGGGATGCCAAAACCAGTACCGACGCTTTCGTGGCACTGGCGACGATTGGTTAGGTTATCAGAATGGTTCGGCCCGATTGCTCGGTCATCCCGCCAGCAGGACCTCAGTGACTTCCCGCTCTGCGCTGATCCGAACCTCAATTATGTGGTTCGCGAACAGTCCGCCGTCATCGTAATACCAATACGAGTTTCCTTTTACGTGGAAGACGATCGACTCCGGTGCAATGCGCTGTAGAAACGTCGAGCGAGACATCCGGCCTGGATCACCTTCGTCCTCTGAGGCCCAGGTGTCCTTGTAGATCTCAAGCAGCTCATCAGCGATTCGCTCTCTCACTGTGGATTCCGCAGCGCGAGCCCAGATGAGAAAATCCACGCCGCGACGAATCAGCTCGGCGGTTTCGAGTTTCGGGTCCGTACCGGTCCAGGCAGAGAACGAAAACCGAATCTCAAGTCCGGGAGATAGCTCCAGGTATCCAGACCACCAATCGTACTCCTGTTCGTAAGTAAGCGTACCGAACACCGGGTGCTCAATAGTGATCGTCATCGGCTACTCCGTCGTCGGATGCTCCAGTTGTTGGACGCGTATGGCCTTCACCGCCTCGACCAGTCGCTCGGCCATTCCCGGCTGGGTCGGGTCGGCCAGGATACGAAGGCGATCCCCGCGCCCGGTCCTCACCTCGTAGACTCTGACGGGCCTGCTACAGAAGATCAGGAGGAGCACACCGACGATCAAAAAGCCCACGTGGACCCAGCCGGATCCCCCGATGTCGATAACGCCCTCCTTGAGGTAGATCACCCCAAACGTGAACAGCGGAAAGCCCACGCCGACCCACCCGACGTACCAGAATCGGCTGAAGTGCCGTGTTCGCTTCACGGCATACTCACTCTTTCGGAGGTCAAGCCGGAACTCCAATTCGCTGTTGCTGCACCGGTAGACCAGGTGCCCCTCGGCGAGACGGTAGTGATGAACTGTCCCGCTCTGTTGAGTAGCGTAAGTAATATCAGCATTCATACAAGAGATAATCCCAGAGTTCAGCCGTTGCTTATCCCTGGCCACCGTGCTCTCGCAACTCATCTGCATACGCCTCAATGAAGCTGCAGAGCCGGGAGAAAACGTCGGGTTTGTCCCGACCGATCTCCCGCTCGAGAGAGGACAGCGGCCGGTTTGGCAATTTCCGCACAAACTCCAGGGCGTCGAACCGCTCTTCCCGGCTCCGCGGCGGAGAGCCACCAGGAAATAGGGCGTTCGCCGTCCGTAGAGTTGCTGCTGCCTCGATTGCACCCACAGCTTCCAGTGCCGCTACCGTCGCGCCAGCCTGGTCGCCTGCCGAGTTGTAATAAAAGGCATCCAGCCCACCCAGCTCAATCTCGAAGTTCGCTCGGGATACGAGCACCACCACCCGTTCAGCCGTGGCCAAGCGCGCGAGGCCAACTCGCTGGGCCTTCGCGTCGCAGCTGTTCATGACTCCTGCATGGTCCAC